GTTATCTAAAGCACGCATCTTCGCGTGCTTCCAAACAACGGACAATTCCTCGCAGGAACAAAGCGGTGGCTGATACGTGGTTGGAGTTCCAGTATGGGTGGCTTCCACTCATACAGGACATTAAGGATGGGGCTAAAGCTCTTGCTAACTTGGCGTATCGCCCTCCTCGTAGGAGAGCTTATGCTAATGCAGCTGAGCCTATTTCCTCATCTTCTTCTGAGGGGTCAGTCACAATCGGTGGCTCTACTTTCACCTATTTAATCAAAAACGAGGTCAAGTTATCTGCTATCTATCGAGCAGTGGTTTCATTACCATCTGATCGTCAGACGGCGATAGATGACTTCGGTGTTGGTTTTAGGAGTTTCGTACCCACCGTTTGGAACCTGATTCCTTACTCCTTCATTGCGGATTATTTCACCAATATTGGTGATATTGCCGACTCGCTGTCTATTAATTATTCAGGCGTGCGTTTCGCCACTCGCGGGTTACGTTGCGATAGCGTTTCTACGCTAACCGTAACGTCTTACCTTTGTGGTGGCGTAACTACGTCTTGGATGCTTGATAGGCAGCAGTCGATCAGCCTTGCAGGCCCGGCTGTATGGACTAGGACTCTTATGGAGCGGAAGCTCTATAATGCCTCGTTTACGCCGTCTTTCCAGTTTGAGGCGCCGTCACTGTTGTCCAAAAAATGGATTAATTTGGCAGCGCTTTTTACTGCGAACCGGTCAGCCGTTCAGAAGCTCTCAAACCTCTGATTAACCTTACTACATAGGAGTCCTTATGGACTTTGCTGGTACTCATTCGTCTGCGACCGCGGTGAACTCGACCTTTACGGCCCCGTCCATCGTGCTCGCTAACGATCTGGCCCCTTCGCAGAATGCGAAGCAGTATTATGTCAGTACCATCACTGGTACTGGCAAAAGTACTGAAGACGTTCATAGTGCGGACAAGCCGTTTACGGTGACGATCTTCAAGCCGCTTACTTATAAGCGGCAGGGACCTGTCAATCCGTCGACGGGTGTTTCCACACTCAATCCGGTTAATGAGTATCGACTCATTATCCGCAAGGGTGTGGACACCACCGGTGGTGTTCCTGGCGTTGCTATTGCTCGCTTGAGCATTAGCATTCCCGCCGGGGCCGAAACCGGTGATCCGCTCAACCTCGATATGGTTATGTCGATGCTGTCAGGTCTTATCTTCGATAAGGCTACTGACTTCGCGACAGCGCTTCGTACGGGTGTTATCTAACCCCGTACGCTTAGCTATTCGCTAAGTTTGCCATATTTGGGTTATCTATGAGGTATCTTGAATGGCCATTTCGCCTTCTGAGTTACACTTGTGTTTGGATCGCGATCTCCGTGGTCAGAACATACATCTTGCGATGGATGTTCTTCCATGGTTATCCACTAAAGAGGCGTTCGCTGCATCGTTAAAGATGTCGCTGACTAAGAAATTAGTCAGTAATGTCAGTCCCGATGCTGATGAACGTGCTCTTTCTAAGTTCCTTGCCGTTAATGAACGGTGTGGAGAGTGGACACTCCCTGATATGGATTTTAGGGACCATGAGATCATGCAGCTCTTTAAGTCGGAGCTGCGTGATTTCTGGGAGCAACGAACCATCGTCGATGACAAAGTGGTTAAATGTCCACTCATCGACCATCCCTATGACGTGCTTGAGAAAGCACGCCTTGGAAGTGGTTCAAATGTTGGTGCTGGAGGGACTAGTTTTTATGCTAAGCTCTTCAGCTCAACACTTGTTGCTTCAGATCGCCATCTTGTATTTTGGTACAAGCGGTATATTCAAGGTTTCCCTGAGTGGGCCAATGCGGAGAATATCCGACAGGCAAACTACGGGTCACCCATTATATCGCCAAACAGTAGACTAGGTTTCGTTCCTAAGAACGATGAGATTTCGCGGACTATTTGTACAGAACCTGCGCTGAATACTTTCTATCAGCTTGGTTTTGCACAAATTCTTGAACGACGGCTACAAATGAGATATGGCATCTCATTGAGTACGCAGCCATTCATTAACCGAAATCTCGCACGGCTCGGTTCGATCACTGATGGATTGTCAACTATTGACCTCTCCTCAGCCTCGGACTCTATGTCACTGAACATGTTGCGGTATGTGCTCCCATCTGATTTCTTCAGATGGCTCTGCATATACCGTACGCCGTTCTGCAACATAAAGGGTCGTGGACGCATTGGCCTCAATATGGTTTCAACGATGGGGAACGGTTTCACCTTTCCCCTTCAGACCATGTTGTTTTCATGCGTCGTCGCTGCTTGCTTCCGTTTCAGGGGCATAACCCCTGACCGCGGAGAGTCTGATCGCCTTTTTGGTGTTTTCGGAGACGATATCATTTGTCCGTCATTAGTGACGGGTGATGTTATACGTTTCCTTGGACACCTTGGTTTTCAGATTAACAGCGATAAGTCCTTCGTCGAAGGACCGTTCAGAGAGTCGTGCGGTGCGGACTTTTTTAATGGAGTCAACATCCGCGGCGTTTACATTAAAAACGTAAACGACGAAGCGGCTCTCTATTCATCAATCAACGCTCTTATCCGCTACGAAGCTCGTAGCGGAATCCGTCTGCCGTCACTGATAGGCTGTCTTATCTCTGAGCTCAAAAAGCACAGAAAAAAGCCCCTATTAGTCCCGGCACATACGGATCCTTCGTGCGGCATCCATGTACCTTATCG